TTGTTCCTTTGTTTAATTTAGATTTATACATATTGCAAGTATAATAAAAAAAGAAGGAAAGGGCAAATCGCCCAATCCATTCCTTTTTAGTTAATTTACGATAAACTCATTGTTCCATCTGCTGTGTTAAGAGTAAGAGTGTTAGCAGATACTCTTGGAAGTTCACCTGACATACAAGTGATAGTAACCGTTACACCATTCTCATCACCTAAAGCAGCACCCGTTCCACCTTCGATAGATGAAAGAGTAGCGAACATCTGAACATTACCTAAAGTAGAATCTTCTAAGCCGTATGCTTGAGAAAGACCAATGCAGTACTTGTTTCCATCATAACCTTGAGCAACAACAACAATGTGTTCGTTTCTCATTGATTCTAAAGCTCTTAGGTGTTCAGAAGAACAGTTAGGAACGTAGAAAGAAACAGTATGCTCAAATGTAATTGTTCCACCTTCTTTTGAACCACTTGTAGATAAAGAACCTGTACCTTGTTTAAGGTCAAACAACTCCAAAGGAAGAGCAGCAGTATAAGAAACGGTATGAGCATCTGTGTCGTCAAATGTTACAGCAGAAGCACCTGATAAAAGACCGATACCCACATATTGTAGTCCACCCCTTCTTTCTAAGTCGCTGTGTGCTATACTTAAATTTTCTATTGCCATTTTTTAATATATTAAAAGTTAAAAATTAAGGGGGAGTATTTCATCCCCCATTAATTAAATTGAATTATGATATAGCATCAGGAACATAGAATACAGCTAATTTAGCATCTTTCAATGCTACACCAACCATATAAGATACTCTAAATCTATATGCTTTATTGTCGTTTGAATACCATTGCTCAACAGAGTTTTGGTCAAAGTCAGTACCTACAACGAAAGCATCTTGAGTAGTAAGCATTGCACGATAAGTTTCGTTAGCAGCACTTGAACCATTGATGTTAGCGAAGTCAGAAGCGATGTGAACATCCCAATCTCTACGAACTACTAAAGGAATACCTCTATAAGTTAAGTTAGGAACACCGTTTACTAAAGCACCATAACCCGCAGCAGCATAACCTGAAGCCTCAAGAGTTGAAGCCATATAGTCATCAGCGATATCACCTGATACGAAGAAAACGTGATTTCCTGCTTCTAATAACTCAGGAGAAGCAGAATCATATAAACCTTGAAGGATTTTAACACCGTTACCCGCAGCTAAAACTGCATCTTCAGATTGTGTCATTCCTGTGATAGCGTTTAATTCAGTTGCACCACCATCGTTAGCAGCTTGGAAAAGACCGCTATAAATACCGTAGTCAGCGTTAGTAGAATCAACATCTCCTAACCATACTTGACGGTTAAAGTCAGCCTTAACACCTTGTCCGATTAAATCAAGAAGAATGTTTTTAACAACAGTTCCATCAATGTTATCAAAGTCGTGCTGACCTCTCATTAATTGACCTTTCATTTTATTGAAAAGTTCGTTTGCTCTAAATTCAACCTCAGCTTCTACACGAGAAGGAGTGATTGTGATTGTAGCACCTTGGTCTGCATCAGCTTCAGCAGAAAAAGCACCATTTGTGAAAGCCTTTGTAATCTTTCCTAATTGAGTAAATTTGTCAATTACAGTAGTACCTTTGATATTTGGTAATATCTCCATATACTGCATATAATCCTGACCCATAAAGATAGGCTCGATTATACTTCTATTTACGTCATACTGCTCAACAGTAGGTAAACTTGTTAATTGTATAGCCATTTTATATAAATTTTAAAATTATTTCATTATTGATTTAGCAAAAGCATCCCAAACATTAACTACAACATCACTTTCGTTGATTGCAGGGTCAGCTTCAGCTTCTACATTAGTTTCAGTAGCTTCTAATTTTGCTAGTTTAGCTTCCATATCAGCAACCTTGTTTTCTAAGTTAGCGATAACGCTTTCTTTTTCTCCAACAAGACCTGCTAATTCTTCTTTTTCTTCACGTAAAGAGTTAGCGTTTTCTTCAAGCTCATTGAACTTGTTAACGATAACCTCATTGTCAGAAATAGAAATAGAAACTTCCTCAGAAGGAGTAGAAACTTCCTCTCCTTTAACAGCGTTTAAGATTTCTTCTTTAACACCGTTGAACCAAGTTTTTAATTCTTCGGTCATTTTTTTCTTATTATTAGTTAAACTTAATTTTTCATTAACCTCTTTCTCGTTTACGTTAGTAAATTTAGAAAGGTCAAAAGATGCAGCAACTTTCATAGGCTCTGTAATAGTATCTATAAAGCCATATTCCATTGCTTCCTGACTAGACAACCAAGTTTCTTTATCCATCATATCCGAAAGAGTTTCAAACGAAAGGTTTGTTTTCTTAGAATAGATTTCCATAATCTCCTCTTTTATCTTGTCAAGTAAATCAGCAGTCTTACGCATATCACCTGCTTCACCTGCCGATTGTCCAAAGGATTGTGAATCATAAAGAATCCGTTTTCTGACATCTCAATATTATCTCCTGCCATCGCAATAACAGTTGATATAGATGCAGCTAAACCTTCAATCTTTATGTTTACATACCCATTGTGAGAACGTAAAGTATTGTAAATAGCTAAACCATCAAACACACTACCACCAACCGAGTTGATACGCAATGTGATGTCAGCAGTTCCAACAGCTTTTACTTCCTCTATAAAGTTCTTAGCAGATGTTCCGTAGTCACCTATCTCATCATAGATAGATATTTCTACGCTATTATCTGCTTTGTTTTCTATTGAATACCATTTGTTCATTTTGCAAAATTAATAATTAATGTATATATCTTTCGCAGAAATGGGGTAATCATCTAATATTGTAGTCTTTGTTGAATTTACGCTTGTGCTTATACATAATATTCTGAATGGTTCTTTCTGATACATCGTACTTAATGGATATGTCCATATATGTAAATGTGTAGTTACCATTGTTAGATTCCAACACCTTGTCAAAATCTCTTATTATCATATAATCTCTTAGCTTTCTTGGCTCGATAAGACCTTTCTCTGATAGATGGTTTAGGACATTCTTTATTCCTGCTTCCTCAGAGTATCGTGCCTTGACTTCATTGTATATAAGCTCTATGAACTCATTAACAATATCGGCACTATTCTGTCTTATCATACGCAAATATACTAAAAAGTAGCCTGACTTTCAATAGCAGATATTCTATTCTGCACTTCTGTCATATCACTTTCAACGATTACAACCTTAGAAGTTCCCATTCCTCCGCTTACTAATTGTTGTGCTGACCTTAGCTCACCACCCATAGCAAACTTCTCTCCACTATTGAGTAAACCACCATCAGCAAACTTTACACCATTACCATTGTAGCTATTAATAGCTGATAGTACAGGTCTAAACATACTTGTTGATTTCTTGTTGATAATTGCTTCACCACCTTCAGCTTCGTGTATTCTACCGCCAACTCTAAATTTAACACCACCATTAGCGTGTGAGTTACCAACAAACATACCACCTCTTGTTAATCCACCTTGTTCAAATTGCTCACCACTACCAACAGTTTCTCCTGTTGCTTGACCTCCACCACCTGTTAAGGCTTTTAAATTTGCTATAACAGATGCTAGTTGTGCAGCCATAGCAGCAACCCTAGCAATAGCTGTAAAAGGGTCGCCTGAAACCCCTTGTTTAGTTATAGAGCCAAGACCTCTTGAAAGTGCCAACAATCCTTCAGCAACAGCAGCAGCTTGAGTAATTTTAACACCCATCTGCCTTATTTTACTATTTTCTCCCTCTTGCTCTCCAATCTGCATTAATAATTGACCTGTTTCTTTCATTCCATCAACAGCATCATCTTGTTTTTTTATCTTATCTGCTTCTGACTTAGCTATACTTCTATTATTTTTAATGGTAACTTCAGCTAATCTATTATTAAGTGCTATTTCATCTTCTACTGATAAGTTCTTAAATTCTAATGCTTGTTGTATTGATTTTAACTCAATATCTAACAACTCTGCTTGTAGAGCTTCTTCTGTTTCTATAATACCTTGATTAAACTTTTTTCTAGCTTCATCTTGAGCAGCTTGTATTACTAACTGTGTG